ATGACTTGATCAAGCGAGCCATCACCGAGGGCAACAGGTCAGCCCAATATGCCTACATTGCACCATTTCGTAGCCAAGCCAAGCGGGTGGCATGGGATTACCTCAAGTTCTATGCCGCACCAGTAACTAAAGCCACCAATGAATCCGATCTGTCGGTGGAGCTGGTGAACGGTGCAAAGATCATGCTGTTTGGCTCGGACAATGCGGACGCAATGCGGGGCATGGGATTTAACGGCGTGTATCTTGATGAATACGGCGACTTTAAGCCTAGTGTGTGGGGTAATGTGGTAAGACCTACTTTGTCTAGCACTATGGGCTGGGCTGTGTTTGGGGGTACACCCAAGGGCAAAAACCAGTTCCATGACATTTATAAGGTCAGCCAGGTAGTGCCTGATTGGTTTCTGTTAAGGCTGCCTGCATCCGTGTCCAAGCTATTGCCTGACTCAGAATTGCAAGCGGCAAGGTCTCAGTTAAGCCAAGACCAATACGACCAAGAGTATGAATGCAGTTTTGATGCCGCTATTCTTGGGGCGTTTTACGGTCAAGAGATGCGCCAAGCTCAAGATGAGGGCAGGATTAGAGAGCTACCTTTCGAGCCTGAAGCAAATGTAATGACATCATGGGATTTAGGTTATCGGGACGACACCGCCATTTGGTGGTGGCAAGTGGTCAGGGGCGAGATTAGGGTNATGGACTATTACGCCGTCTCAGGGGCAAGCATTGAGCAGTTGGCAGACGTAGTNAACGCCAAAGGATACCGATACCCCCGCCATTTTCTACCGCATGACGCAAGGGCAAAGACGTTGGCATCGGGCGGCAAGTCAATCATTGAACAGTTGGCGGCACACCTTGGCGGCTTAAGTAAGTTGGCAATAGTGCCTGAGATAGGTATACAAGACGGCATCCAAGCGGTGAGGATGATCCTGCCAAACTGTTATTTTGACTTCAGATGCGATGAGGGGTTAGAAGCGTTAAGGCAATATCAGCGGGAATATGATGAAGATAAGAAAACTTTTCGTCAAACTCCGCGCCACGATTGGTGCTCACACCCCGCAGATGCGTTTAGAATGTTGGCAGTAGCCTATCGACAAGAGGCAAAAGATCAAACACCGCCCAAGGGCAAGACCCTGCAAACCATCACACTNGATGAGCTGTGGGANTATGAGATGCAACATAAAGAGGAGCGAATATGAGCCAGCCAGTAGCAGAAGTCGGTGCATACAAAAACATCACCGCCACAGGCGCAGTCACAACAGGCCCATGCCAGTTGATTGGTTTTTACGTTAACAGCACAAGTTCAGGCACATTGGTGCTTAAAGACGGTGGCTCTAGCGGTACTGTAATGAGTGGCACGATTACGCCTGCGGTTGGGTTTCACCGATTCCCTGCCAACGTGGGGTCTAGCCTACACGCAACCATTGGCAGCACATTAGATGTGACGTTCTTCTTCTCTAGCGGTAATTNATCATGTACGAAGAAAACGGCGCATANGAGGGCGAAGACCCAGGCCCGTACTGGCATGACCAAATTGANACCGCCATTAAGGTATTTGATAAGTGGGAAAAGCGCGGCTTAAAGGTTGTCAAGCGGTATAGGGACGAGCGTGATGCGATAGAGATGCCAAGGATGAAGTTCAATATCCTTTGGTCAAACATCCAAGTGCTGTTTCCTGCTTTGTATGGCAGACAAGCCAAGCCCGAGGTGTCACGCCGCTACATGGATCAAGACCCTGTAGGTCGCCTTGCATCCACCATGCTTGAGCGTGTTATGGAGTACGAGACTACCCAATTTGGGGACTTTGATGCGGCAATGAGTGGCGCGGTGCAGGACAGATTGTTGCCTGGTCGCGGTACGGCATGGATTCGTTATGAGCCTGTGATTGTTAATGACAATCCCGAGGTTGAGGGTGAGATGGAGCGAGAAGAATCGCAAGTCTACAGCTCTGTGGAAGAGCCGACAGAGCGCATTGATGCAGCTCACAGCCCTATTGATTACGTCTACTGGTCGGACTTCTTGCATTCACCAGCTCGCACATGGGATGAGGTTTGGTGGGTAGCTCGGGCGGTCTACATGACCAAGGAAGAGGGCGTAGAGCGCTTTGGTGACGTATTCAAGAACGTCAGCCTAACTAGCCAAAACACCGACATGGATGGCAAGAATCCATTAACCGCCAAGATGACTTACGACAAAAAGGCGATGGTCTATGAGATTTGGAACAAGCGCACAGGTAAGGTTTGCTGGATTGCCAAAGGTTATCCACAGGCGCTAGATGAAAGGGATGACCCGCTAGAGCTTGATGAGTTCTTCCCATGCCCCAAGCCGTTGATGGCAACCACCACCACAGGCACGATGATCCCTGTACCCGATTACTGCGAGTACGAGGATCAAGCGCAAGAGCTAGATAACTTAACCCAACGTATCTACCTGCTGACTAAGGCTTGTAAAGCGGTAGGTGTGTTTAATGCTGAGTTTAAAGAGCTGGCGCGGATGTTTAGCGAGGGCGTGGACAACAAGTTGTTCCCTGTAACTGGTTGGGCGGCAATGTCGGAAAAGGGCGGCTTAAAAGGCGCTATCGACATGATGGACACCTCGCAGATCATTGTGACCTTGCGAGAGTTGTATGCCGCAAGAGAGCAAGTTAAGCAGAGCATCTATGAAATTATGGGCATATCGGACATCCTACGTGGATCGTCTAAAGCCCAAGAAACCCTTGGTGCTCAACAGCTTAAGGCTAACTTTGGCAGCTTGCGGTTAAAGAGTTCTCAGGGTGATGTGGCTAAGTTTGCCACCGACATCTTTAAGCTCAAAGCGCAAGTTATCTGTAAGTTTTACCCGCCCGAGCTGATTGTTCAGATGTCAGGTGTGATGAACACGCCCGATGGTCAAGACCCGCAAAAATTGCAAGCGGCGTTGCAGATGTTGTCAGACAGCACCATTCGTGACTTCCATATTGCGGTAGAGGCTGACAGCTTGGCGCAGATTGACGAGCAGGCTGAAAAGCAAGGCGCACAAGAGGCAATCCAAGCTATTGGCTTATTCTTGCGTGAGGCGATTCCTATGATTAGCCAAGCGCCCGAGACCTTGCCTATGGCCTCTGAGATGTTGTTATTCTTGGTGCGCCGATTCAGAGCTGGTCGCGGGTTAGAGAGCGCGGTTGAAAGGGCAATGAAAGCCCTGCAAGACAAAGCGGATCAAGCTAAACAACAACCAGCAGGCCCACCGCCCGAGATGCTACAAATGCAAGCCGAACAGCAAGCCGAACAGATGCGAATGCAAGCACAAGCGCAGTCTGAACAAATGAAGATGCAAGCAGACGCACAATTGGCGCAAGCACAGGCACAACTTGATATGCAGATGCAACAGGCAAAAGCGCAAGCAGATATGCAATTGGCGCAAATGAAAGCGGACTTTGAAGCCGCTAAGCAAAACAATGAACTCCAAATTAAAGCCCGAGAAATGGCTGGAAAGGAAGAATATGAGCGATGGAAAGCAGAACTTGACGCAGCGACTAAGATCATGGTGGCAAGGATTGGTAGCAACCCTGGTGTCGATTTACCAGTTGTTGAAGCAGCGGCTGCACAAATAACCAACGAGCTGGGCGGCACAATTGTTCAGGCAATGGACAAAATAACCGCCTTGCACGACAACATGGCAAACCTACATGGGGAATCAATGCAAAACATTGGCGCTGCCATGCAAAGGCTTAACGCACCCAAGAAAGTTATCAGGGGTGCTGATGGCTTAGTGATAGGCGTGGAGACAGCATGAGCCTTGTCTTAGCTGATCGGGTTAGACAAACCACCACCTCAACAGGTACAGGGACGATCACGCTAAATGGCTCGGTTGAGGGGTTTCAGTCATTNACGGCGATTGGTAACGGTAACACGACCTATTACACAATCTCNGGCGGCGCTCAATGGGAGGTNGGGATTGGGACTTACTCTAGCGGTACGCTGGCTAGAACAACCGTAATNTCTTCATCCACAGGCTCAAAACTGGATCTTGCGGCTGGCACAAAAGACGTATTTGTCACCTTACCAGCAAGCGTGGCGGTNACAAGCGGCACAGATGTCACGTTTACCAAGGTCACATCGCCTACAGTCCAAGCAACCAATTCGGCAGGTTTATCCCTTAAAAACTCGGCAGGCACAACCCAATTGAGCATGGGCGGTGGCGGTGGTGATAACCTAACATTAAGCGTCTCAACCAACATAAATGGCGCAAACGCTCAAGTAGACATTAGCCCAACAGGTACAGGTCATGTCCACATGAAGCCCACAGGTACAGGTTCGGTTGAGATAGCGCCAACAAATGCAGGCACATTGGATAACTTGGTCATTGGNGGCGTTACCCCTAAAAACGGCACGTTTGTCAATGTAGCCGCAACTACTGGCACANTATCCACAGCACCGTCAGGCGGTACAGACATTGTNAATAAAACCTATGCCGATGGATTAGCCGCCAAGTGGGGTGAGTAATGTTTGGCATATCAGCCTTTGCACAGCTACCATTTAGCACAATTGGCGATGCCGCTCCACCACCACCTCCTGCTGAAATATTGCTTGGCGGTCACTTTGGCTTTGACGAAAAAAAGCGCGATGAGCAATGGGCTAAAGACCGAAAGCTAGAGGCGCAACGTAAGCTAAAACTACAAGAGGCGCTGTTTGGTTTGCCGCCCGAAGTAAGGGAAGAGATTACCTCTGCACCACAACAAACAATAGAGGTTGCGGTCAGAAAACAAATTGATTATGATTTGTTAATGCAAAGGGTCAAAGACCTAGAAGTTCGTGTTAAGCTAAAGCGTGATGAAGAAGATGTAGCAATGATCTTGGAGCTAATGTGAGAAGAACTTGGGTTTTCCCATCAGATGGCAGCGAGCCATACGAAAAAACAGCGGGTCACTCTGCTGAATACACAACGGTTATGGGTGATATTGCACCATTTATGTCACCTGACGGCGTGATGATTGAGGGTCGCAAGCAATGGCGTGACCACCTCAAGCGCACCGATTCAATCGAGATGGGGCACTCTGACGTTAAATATGCTCAAGCCGAATGGAACAAAAAGAAAGAGGCGCACCGAGACCGATTGCGTGGTCAAGTGCAAATGGTGCAAGAGTTTGATCGACCAGGCGCACCGATAGCTCCTGTTAAGATGTCTAACCTCAACGTAGAGATGGCTAACCGCCTACACAACCGTCCCATGCCCGAGCGCAAGGAGATGATCAAAATGACTTTGGAACAAATGAAAAGGATGAAGTGATGGAAAACGAAGTTGTCGCACCCGACACAGTAGAAACACCAGCACCCGAAACCCAAGCGGTAGAAGCGCCCCAAACAGGCCAGCAGAGCCGCAAAGCCGAGCCGATACGATTCGTGAGGC